GAAACCGTAAGTTTGGTTCGCCGATAGCGGTTGCGCGGCATTCAGGATCGTTTCGCGGCTTACCCGCTGAAACACGGTTCTTTATGCAAGTCAAAAAGACTGATACGTGCTGGGAGTGGATCGGCGCGCGAGATGCGCATGGTTACGGAGTGTTTAAGGGCGAAGTTGGTGGCGTGCTCTTTAAGCGAGCACATCGCTTTTCGTTAGCGTTTCACACTGGCGATCTGCTGGTTGATACGCAAGCGCTTCACTCTTGTGACAACCCGTGCTGTGTAAATCCCGCGCACCTCCGCGCCGGCACCGTTGCAGAGAACATGGCGGAAAAAGTCGCAAAAGGGCGCAGCCGCGCCCCACGCGGCGTTGAACGGCCAAATGCCATCCTTACAGATGAGCAAGCGGCTGCAATCCTCGCAGACCCACGCCCTTACGCTGCGATCGCCGCAGACTACGGTGTCACCGCGTCAACCATCGGCAGCTTGAAGCAACGGCATTCTTGGCGGCACATTGCCGGGGAAGTCGTGCATCACAAGCGCGTTGGAAAACAAGGTGAGACTTGCTATGCTGCGAAGATAACAGCGGAAGACGTGCTGGCGATTCGGGCTAGTTCCGAACCTGGGAAAGACTTAGCTCTGAAATACGGCGTATCTCGGCAGTCAATTACTGACATCCGTAAGCGCCGGTCTTGGAAACATATCTGAAAGGATTTATCATGGCTCTTCCTAATGGTGCTGGTGGCTATCAGCTTGGCGACGGTAATCTTAACGAACCCGTCCTTGGCTATCTGCCCGACCCCGCGTCTGAAGCTGGCGTAACAACCGTTACGCTAACGGCCGCTGAAGTAACCGGCGGTATTTTGGTGGCTAACCCCGGTACTACCGCCACGACCTACACGATGCCCATCGTAGTAACGTCGGGCGCTACCACCGGCGTTAATGATCTGGTGTCCAGTGCTAAAGTTGGCAGCACCTTTAACTGGGTGATCGTCAACATTGGCACCACGACCGGCGACATCACGATGGCCGCTGGCACGGGTACGGGTTGGACGATTGTCGGCTCGCTGACCATCGACAACGAAAAGTCCGCCTCGTTTGTCGCTCGTAAAACCAGCGACACGACTTGGACTCTGTACCGCGTAGCCTAAGCTCAACCGGGGCTTCGGCCCCTGTTTTAAGGAAGTTACTATGCCGAACAATAAGTCTGTCGGCGTTGCGTATTCCGACCCAGCCCTCACGGCGTTTTATCTCAACGCTCCGGTCACCAAGACCGCCAGCTTTACGCTGGGCGATGAGGAAAACTACGTGATCTGTAACGGTTCTGCTGCCAACGTCTCCGTGACGTTGCCCAGCGGTTCTGCTTACATCGGTCGGACCGTCACGCTCAAAAATCTGTCTGGCACCTACACGGTGATCTCGGCGTCCTCAAACGTCAAACCGCTCACATCAGGCACTGCAGGCACGGCCATCCTGGCCGCGACTGCGGGCAAGTTTGCGACGCTGGTTTGCGAAGACGGGACCAACTGGGTCATCATGGCGGCTGCTTAAACGGGCGGGGGCTTCGGCCCCCGGCTTCTATGCCTATCATCTATCTAAGACACCCTGTCCACGGCGATAAAGTAGCGATCGCCGAGCAAGAAGCCGAATTTGATGAACAAAACGGCTGGACACGCTATACTCTGGGCGCAGACCCTGACGGGGCCGTAGACAGCGTGCCGGACAATCAACTCGCACGCCGAGGTCGTCGTCGTAAGGAGACGGTCGATGGCAACTACAGCGGGTGACATCATCACAGGCGCACTGCGCCTGATTGGTGTCGTAGCAGAGGGCGAATCGCCTTCGCCTGAGTCGGCAGCCGATGCGCTGTCGGCAATGAACCAGATGATCGAGTCGTGGAACACCGAGCGTTTGTCGGTGTACGCAACACAAGATCAAATCTTTAGCTGGCCGGCGACTGTAATCAGCCGCACGCTAGGGCCGACAGGTGATTTTGTCGGCAACCGGCCTATTCTGGTCGATGACGCAACGTACTTCAAAGACCCGTCCACCGGCGTCTCGTACGGCTTAAAGCTCATCAACCAGCAGCAGTACAACGGGATTGCGTTGAAGACGGTGCGAAGCACCTATCCGCAGGTCATGTGGGTCAACATGACGCATCCCGACATTGAGATGTATATCTATCCAGTGCCGACGCGTGTGCTGGAGTTTCACATTGTGTCGGTAGAACAGTTGTCGCGGCCAGCCATCTTGGCCACAAATCTGACGTTCCCGCCAGGCTACCTGCGAGCGTTCCGGTACAACTTGGCCTGTGAGCTGGCGCCTGAGTTTGGCGTTGAGCCTTCGCGCCAAGTGCAGCGGGTTGCCATGACGTCTAAACGCAACCTGAAGCGCATCAACAATCCTGACGACATCATGTCGATCCCGTACAGCATCGTCGGGACGCGCCAGCGCTACAACATCTACGCGGGCAATTTCTGATGAAGTCGCCCATCCTTGGAGCCGCGTACGTTGCACGCAGCACCAACGCTGCGGACAATCGGCTCGTCAACATGTACCCCGAATCTACGCCGGACGGGGGCAAGACGGCGGCGTACTTTCAACGCGTGCCTGGGATTCGGCCAAGATTAACATTTGCCGGCACCGGCAGCGTTCGCGGCATGTGGGTCGTTAAGAACGTGTTGTATGCGGTTGTCGGGTCACGATTTGTTTCAGTAGCAAATTTAATCGCTGACGAATCGTTTGTTGTTGGCCAAATACCACCTGACATTGTAGTAACGACCATTAGCACAAGCATATCGGGTAGCGGGCCTGTCAGCATGGTCGACAATGGCACGCAAATTTTTATCGCAACCAACCCAGATGGTTACATCTACAACATCAACACAACTGCGTTTGCCAAGATTGGCGATCCCGACTTTCCCGGCGCAGTCACGGTCGGCTACATCAACGGCTATTTTGTGTTCAATGAGCCCAACAGCCAGCGCGTGTGGGTGACTGAACTGTTTGATGGCAGCAGCGTTGAACCGCTGTCGTTTGCCAGCGCTGAAGCCTCGCCAGACAACGTGGTGTCGTTGATTATCGACCACAAAGAAATCTGGATTTTTGGCACCAACTCCACTGAGGTCTGGTACGACGCCGGTCAGCCTGACTACCCGCTCGCGCCAATCCAAGGCGCGTTTATTGAGACGGGCTGCGCTGCGCCCTACTCTGTTGCCAAGATGGACAACAGCGTCTTTTGGCTGGGGGCAGACGCTCGTGGTTTTGGCATGGTCTACCGTGCTCGCGGCTATCAGCCGCAGCGCATCTCGACGCATGCAATTGAGTACGCCATACAGTCGTACGGCACCATCTCAGATGCTATCGGCTTTACGTACCAACAAGACGGGCACATGTTTTATGTGCTCACATTCCCAACAGCAAACGCAACGTGGGTGTACGACGCAGCCACGCAAATGTGGCACCAACGCGGCTATGTGGACAGCGTCACGGGGCAACTAAAAAAACATACGCCTACTTGCATGGCGGCGCTAGGCAGCCGCGTGTATGTAGGGCACGACACGTTGTTGGTAATTGGCTATTACGATTTTTCGTTTTTTAACTTTGAGTTTTACAACACGCGCCCGCAAACTTGGCTGCGGTCGTGGCGCGCATTGCCAACCAACGAAAACAATCTAAAGCGCACAGCGCAGCATAGTCTGCAGTTGGATTGCGAAGCAGGCACGTCTGAAATTCCGCCGCCGCTTCAGCCCGCACCCGGTGTGCAAGGCCCACCGTGGGAAGTGCGCACCTCGGACGGAACCATTTACAACGTAACAAACCCGGCGGTGTTGCGCAGTAACGGCGTGCCAGTATTGTTTGCAAACCCGCAGTTCAATCTTGGCCCTGCCGGCATTGCCTATTCACCTGGCGCGCATTTAATCGCCAGCTTGCGTTGGTCTGACGATGGCGGCCACACATGGTCAAACCTGCACAACGCGTCGATGGGCTTTGAAGGTCAGACCGGCAAGCGCGTCATCTGGCGACGTCTGGGCATGACGCAAAAACTGCGAGATCGCGTCTATGAGGTCAGCGGGTCTGGCTATGGGCGCGTGGCTATCATGGGCGCAGAGCTGATTGCGAGCGGCACCAATGCCTAACATCACGCGTATCCCAGCGCAGCGTGTGCCGGTCATTGAAGGGCCGGACAACGTGATGCAGCGCGAGTGGTATCGCTTCTTCAACAACTCGTTTACGTTGTTGGGGCTTGGCCAGAACCAGTTTTCGCTGGAAGATGTACAGACTATTCCCGCGATCCCGACGCCGCACATGTCGCGGCCAATCTACGGCGCGTTTCAAGACAACACCAATCAGCTTGACGGCTCATCGGCCTCCGTCTACCCAGTGCGGTATGACACGACTGACTACAGCCAAGGCATACGGGTGTCGTCGGATGCAGCGGTGTTTGTTGGCACAATCGACGACGGCGCAGGCTTGTCTGGCACCGTACTGACCGTCACGTCAGTAACGTCAGGCACAATCACGTTGGGCATGGTGTTGACCGGCACTGGCGTTACTAACGGCCAGCACATCATCGCGTATGGCACCGGGTCAGGTGGGGTGGGTACGTATACGGTCAGCGACGCGCAGTTGCTGACAAGCCGCACGTTTACCGGTACGCTGATTTCCAAGCTGATTGTTGACAATCCTGGCGCGTACAATTTTCAGTTCAGCATCCAGTTTGCCAACACATCGGCCAACGCTCACGACATCGAGTTGTGGTTCCGCAAAAACGGCGTAGACGTGCCTGCGAGCAATAGCCGGTACACCATACCGAGCAAGCACGGCTCGATTAACGGGCATCTGATTGCGGCGCTGAACTATGTGATTGAACTGGCCGCAAACGAGTACATGGAACTGATGTGGTGGTCAGAAGATTCGGCCGTTTTTATCGAGGCGCAGGCAGCGAAAACCGGCCCCACTCGCCCGGCGATTCCTTCTGTCATCATGACGGCATCTTACATGTCTGGCCCGACCATAATTTCTTGAAGGTAAGTCATGGCTACCATTTCCCCGCCCCCAAAGCTGCAGTTTCTCGACGCTAACGGCAATCCGCTGTCGTATGGGCTCCTGTACACCTATTTTGCGGGTACAACCGTTCCCAAGACCACGTACACCACCGCAGCGCAGACGACTGCTAACACCAACCCAATTGTGTTGGATTCGCGCGGCGAAGCAAATGTGTGGCTACTTGCCGGCGAAGCGTACAAATTTACGCTTCAAAACTCATCCGGCGTGTTGCAGTACACCGTAGATCAGATCACTGCTGCAGGCACTATGTCCACGCAGAACGCCAGCAGCGTCGCCATCACAGGCGGCACGATTACCGGCGTAACCATTAACGGCCCTATCGCAGGCAACGTCATTGGCGATGTAACCGGCAACGTCACCGGCAACCTTACAGGCAACGTTACCGGCGGCAACATCATCGGCGAGTCGTACAACGGCGGTCAGCTCGCGGGCTTGCGAAACAAGATTATTAACGGCGCTGTGATTGTTAACCAACGACGTCAATTAGGAAATGCAGGCACTACTACAAGCAGCACTTCTACTGCCACAAACGCTTCGCAATGCCCGGATCATTGGTCTTACGTGTCAAATACGACAGCAGTAATGAGCGTATTTCAAGCAAATGACGGTCCTGCAACTGCGTTAAACCTGCCCTACTCGTATAAATTTAGTGTCACCACCGCTGATTCATCGGCGGGGGCTACTGAATATTTTTCAGCCGCACAAGTTATTGAAGGGTATGAAATAACTTCGTTAGTGAACAAAACTTTTACCATTTCATTCTGGGTAAAATCTTCAGTAACTGGCACATACTCCATAGCGCTTTGGAATCAAATTGGCGCAGGCGCTAACATTCGATCTTACGTCGCGGAATACAGTATTGGGTCTGCTAACACTTGGGAGTATAAAACCGTTACAGTGTTAAATGGGCTGCCTACTACTGGCACTTGGTACTATGACATGAACGCAGGCGTAACGATTGGCTGGGCACTATACGCAGGGTCGTCTCAATCAACTGCAAACACAAACGCTTGGAATACGGCTAATTATTTTGCGTCTACAAGTCAAGTCAATGCGGTCGGCACTATTGGAAATGTTTTTGCATTGACCGGCGTTCAAATTGAGGTTGGAAGCGTTGCAACGCCGTTCGAGCACAGATCATTTGCGGCAGAGTTTCAATTGTGCCAGCGATACTATGAAAAGTCGTTTTCGTATGGCGTTACCGCCGCTCAAAATGTAGGTTTTACAGACGGCGCAGCGTATGGAATTGCAACATTTAGCAATCAACCGTTTGCGGCAAATGTGTCATTTGCTGTGCCTAAACGTATTACGCCAACAGTAACTACGTATGCGCCGGACAACACTACTGCAAACTGGTCGACAAATACAACAACGCCGACAGCTACTGTTGTAAATACAGGCACTCGCGGTACAGCATTAAGGGGCGGAACGTCCACTACCGCTGGCCTCGCGTACTCAATCCATTGGGACGCAAACGCGGAGATGTGACATGCCAATTAACGCCAGAACGCTGGTTGAAGCCAAGTCGGTCGAGCAGGTTCAGACGACTCAGTACGTGG